GCCATTGGAATCACTGCTGCTGTTGCTGCTGTTCAGAGGCGTCAAATTAATTTTTATCGATGAGATGAATTGTCGGGCAAAAGTATGAAGCAGAAATGCGATATATGCGGAGCGAGTGGGGATCTAGTGTATCTACGGGAAAGCTACAAAACAAGCGATATCGATGAAGTTTGCGGAGAATGCGAGCGCCTAATAGATAAGCAACTCAACAGATTGCGCTTTGATCTTGTGAGCACTCTCCTTAAGGCGTGGATGCGTAATTTGAAGAATAGAATTTTGCGAGGGTGATTGCCGAGCAAAACGGACTAACCATCCTGACAGCCGGGAAAGACCGGCACTTGAATGATGATAGAGGACATCGGGCAATTATGGGAATTGAATTTCTGAGATTCATATCAGCGATCTTACTTGGTGGCTTTGGCATATCTCTCGTTTGTCGGGCGTGGATCATCCTCGCCGAAATGCACGTGAGAAACTACGGGTTAACGATCAGCACTGTGGAAATTAAGATTGATAAGTAGGATTGTCGGGTAATTTTATGAAGCTCATCATCTGCGGAGGGAGATCATATAAACTCACTGAGACAGACAGGGTATATCTAGATATATGGCTAGATCGCTATAACATTACCGAGATTGTTTCCGGTGGCTGTTCTGGCGCAGATCGGTGCGGCGAACAATGGGCAAAACAGCGCGGTCTAAAGATCACTCGATTCCCTGCTAACTGGGCAGACGGGAAACGCGCTGGCCCCATCCGAAATCAAGCAATGGCCGAATACGCGGACTACTGTGCAGTATTTCCGGGCGGGAAAGGTACGGCAGACATGGAACGCCGAGCCAAAGCGGAGGGCTTAGTAATTCTAAAGAAGGGGAAGACATACCGATGACAACCATTATCGACAAATTACCAGGGCGTCTAATGTGGACCGCGCAAGATGCCATGACTGCCAAGAGGCTTTATCTCGCAGATGCAAAGCAAGTACAAGCTGCCGGTTGTCCTCATCCTGTGATTGTCGTTGAGCAATCCGAACTATCCGCCTACATCACCGAGCGAGAGCGTAAAGCGTGGGAGGCAGGCGCAGACTCGATAGATCGCCACGGGAACGAAACTGACACCTTTCAGGAATGGAAGGAGCGCGAGAGATGAATATCATTAAAATGCAAAGAGAGGAGCGATAGAGATAAATGGGAGACGCGATGAAAATAATATTCATAATGTTCGTGACCGGATTGGCGTTTGCGGTTCTGTGTTGGGTCGGCAAGGCGCTAGCCGATGAGCCAAGGACCTACACATGCACCGGGCAGAACGGTCTAATCGTTCGCATGACAGAGCGAGTCGGGTGTGCGCCAGAGAGGGATGTACCGCGAGCAGTTAAGGCACTTGTTACTCACAGCTACGAGCAAGACAAGAAGCGCGGCTACATCACCGAGAAGGAGATGCGGCGCGAGATTCGGGCAGAGCTAAAAACGTATCGTTGCGGGTGGGATTAGTGCGATCACACAAAATCCCGCTACTTGTACTCCACAAAGAGAGGTTTAACTTAACAATTCACGCGAGCGCATAAATGGATGACAGGCAGATGTTAGTGGAGGTTTTGAAGGACATCGAGGAGATGGATCACAAGCTGGACGAGATAAGGAGGGCGGCGACACACTGCGATCCGCCACATGATGACTTCATGCTATTCCACCGCGAGCTGGTAGATGCATCGGCGCGGTTTCTCGTCGAGGTAAAGCGCAAGGTGGCTAAATATTTGGCGGGGCAATGATGCGTCAAGAGCTAGAGAATCTAGAGGGCGCGTTCCGCGATGCGCTCAAGTCACTAATCAGGGGATGGGACGGCGTAGCGGTTGGGCTTCGAGAGCAAGCCAAGATCCCGGGGCAAAGAGAGCCGGACAAGATTTTAAAGATGGCTGGATGTATGGAGCTTGCGAGCGTAACCGCTAAATCCTATCTCAAGGGGAGCCAATTCGATGATTAGCTATTTTCAGCGTATCGCACAAAGAGCACTAGGCATACGCCAGGCGGTAGAGTTCTACCCGATCGATGCAAAGCTAATTCAAGATTTACAAGCTGATAGCGATGCGAACAGACGAATGGTGGCGATTCAAGCCGATCTACTGGTCAAGACGCTAGAGCAATTCAAAACGCTTTGCGAGCAGATCACAAAGGCGGGGATAGCAAATATCGATAAGGAGAAATTAAACTAATGGCGGTACAGCTAGGCGATAAGCCCGAAGAGAATTCAAGAGAGTGGTGGCAATTACAACTCGATTTTCTGTTGTGGTGTAAGGCAGATCTCTCAGACGGGGCCACGTTTGAGCTTCGGAAGATCCGCGCATCCTTCCAGAAGACGGGCCGCGTTACCGGAGAGCAGCAGAAATTCATGGTGGGTGTTCGGCGGGTGCTAGGCATGGGGATCTCATTCGATAAGACGGTGGACGGGGTAAAGAAATCAATCTTAGCAAAGGCGCTGGAGTTCACCGGCGGCAATAAGTCAAAGGCGGCTATGCTCTTGAAGCTTAAACGCCCGACACTAATGGACAATGTAAGGCAGTTAAAGAACGTAGACCCCGAGGACACCTACCCCGGATCCGTAGTGATCGAGTCAGAAGACAACGCGCTAGCAGAGAACGCGCTAACGAAGGCGGCACAGTGCGAGCAGCTACTAAAATCGCTACTGGATAACGATCAGCGCAACGCAGCGATAGTCGAGGCCCTAGAGGATACCGCAAAGGCTATGCGCCAACTCTCGGCATCAATGAATGAGCGATGGGGTAAGAAAATCCGCAAACCAGCAAACAACGATAAAGTGAGGGCACAATCAGCCTAGACGATTCTCTATCGTGCACGGTCAGACCTTTCAAGAAAGGAAAGCAGCTAAAAGGATTATGGATCGAGTTTAAAGGCTCGATAGCTTTCCCCTCAAAAAACAGAAAATCAATTCTACGCAATCGAAGGACGGGCAAGCCCTTCGTCATGCGCGAGGCTAAATCTCAGGCCGCAATTGATGCGTTAACAACGACCTACCGCCTTGCAGCCATAGAGCAACCATCTTTTGGTAATGCCGAGGTGGTTGTGTGGGCATTGCTTCCAACACCCTCAAACAATGGGCGATGGGACAGCCACAACCGAGGCGAAGCGATAGCCGACTGGCTACAGCGCGAGGGCGTAGTCGATGATGACTCACAGGTAGAAATGCACCCGGTTAAACGCTCCGACTACCCCGATCTCATGCAGTGGTTTCAAGGCTCACGTTTCCCAAAGATCGAAGAATCAAAGCAATCAACAACGATTATAATTTTGAGGAAAGATGAACAGATCCAGCAAATTATTGCAGCACATTTTCTCGAATTGCTCAGACTCAGCACCGGGTTGGTCGAGCTTATCGGGTAACTCACCCGAGCATAGATTCGTATGGGCGCTCATAGGTAGAGCAATCCTAGACTATTGCTGCACACGCGAAGGTACACCCGACTGGTTAACCGCTAACGACTTTCTATTCCAAGAAGAAACTAAAGGCCCCGAAACTTTCTATGACTGGTTATCCTACGTTCACGACAGGCCCGACGCACTCATCGAGCGGCTACGCAACCAACTAAAGAATGATCAGTCGCTTAAGCAATCTCTTCGAAGTGCTCACATTTTCGGTTATCGCGATTCACTAGTACGGCAAGGATATAAACGGAAATTTGCGTAATGGGACAAATTCATGCAAACTACTCAACATGGGAGCATCATGCAGAATGATAGTTACCCATTCAAGACCGTGGGCGAGGCTCTACGCTTCTATCATCAAAACCCCGCTAGAGCGCGATTCCCAAACATATTCGAATTAGACAGAAAATCACGGGCATATTACCCCGATTTTCACCCACTACACCCCGAGCGGCTATGGGCATCGATAGTGAATGCAATCAACGGCGTACTGTCTCAGCACAGGAACGAAGCGCGTATCGGTTGGGCAATGTGCAACATAGGCGACCGCACCACGATGTTGCACCCAAAGGACGCAGCGAAGCGGCTAGGGGTAAAGCGAAGCACGTTCTACCGCTGGTTAGATCGGATAAATAACGATCTTGAAGACGAGTTAGTACGGCGTGGGCTCATTGGTCCAAGGGATAAGGATTTAAACTGATACACCAACGCCACTAAGTTGCATTAAGTATTACAAAATCATCCAATCATATTAATAGGATAGATTAACCCGAAATGACCTCATGCCTAAAAAACACGTTGTCGCCAAACGCGCACGACAGGACGCCTTTATCGCCGAGCTATTGCGGAACGGAAATTCTCAGGCCGACGCACAGCGCAAGTTAAAGATCTCAAAGGGCACCGTTACGCTTTGGAAGCGTGACCCCGAATTTATGGCCCGATTAACCGAGCGGCGAGAGGCCGTGACGGGCATTACCGAGGAGCGGATCAAAGCACTCGTAGAAAAGGCCATGTCGACGGTTGAGAAGGCGGCGGGTGATGTGCGCGACCCGCGAACCGCGATCAAGGTTTTGGAAACTTACGCGCCGGAGACATGGGACGAGCGAATCCGGGCTAAGATTTGGGAGCAGAAGCGGCTCACCGAAGGGGATGCCCCACCACAAACAATCTTCAGGCGCGGGGCAGAGCCCGAGAGGTTGCGACTAGTGACGAAGGACGATGCAACCGGCACCGATACTTGAAACGGAGATCCCGTTTTGGGTTTGGGATTGCCTAGACGACAGAACGCAGGATCTTGTTACTTGGATTACTGGAGGGTTAGGCAGCGGGAAAACATACGGATCTGCCCTTTGGCATATTGAAATGTGCCGAAGGAATTGGAGATCAAAGTATTCGTGGGTGGTTGCACCTACTCATGCAAAGGTTAACTCGATCATTATCCCGGCAATTGTTGAGGTTTTGAACAATCATTACGGTTGGAGAGAGGGCCGAGATTTTTCGGTTCATGGTGGCGCACCCGCTGAAATTTACCTAAAGCGCACCAATCAAACGATCTACGGGCACAGCGCGAATAAGTGGCGGCTAATGGTAGGGGAGAATATCTCACACTTTACCGCTACAGAGGTCGGTTACTACCAATCGCGGGATTGGCTGGACAAATGCCAGGCCCGCGCACGTTGCCCAAAGGCTGAAGTAATTCAGGGCATGGGCGAGGGTACGCCGGAAGGGACTGAGAATTGGTACGCAGAATGCGCCGACATTGAAGAGAATGTCATTCACGCAGAAACGCTTTTTAAGCGCATTAGGTTAGAGACTGGCGATAATCCGCACTTACGCCCCGGTTACATAGAAAAACTAAAGCGCACGATGTCGCACGATCCAGGCAAGCTGGAAAGCTACCTATTCGGGCGCTTCGTTCCGTTCACTAAGGGAACCGCATATTGGGAATTCTTCCATAGTCGGAATGTTGTCTTAGATGTCGCACCTTCGCACTATTTACCGATTCTTCTGTGTTGGGACTTTAACAAGAGCCCTCTGGCATGGGTTGCGGCACAGCGTCAACCGCATGAGACGAGATCGGGGTACAGGTATCACCGATTCACGGCACTACACGAAAGCAGCGGAGCAGCGCGCGGAATCATGGACGCGTGCGTTGAATTCATGGCCGCATATCCTCCGGGCGAATGGAGAGAGTCAGAGATCAGGGTCTACGGCGATCCCTCGGGATATTTTGGATCTCACTTATCGCCTTCAGACGCTTACGATCAGATCTACCAATATCTTAGAAGCTATTATCCTAGAATCGAGATCGTAGCAGCTAAGGCGGCACCAACAATCCAGGCGCGATTAGAGCGACATAACGCACTACTGGCAAACGAGGAGTTAGTAGTTGCTGCATGGCTACGAAACACAATCCGCAGCCACAGCACCACAGCCCTAAAAAAAGGCATGTGGCAGATAGAAAAGCCAAACGAAGAAGACTGGACGCACTACGGCGACGCTCTCGGGTACATGCTTTTCCAGGAAACAAAGCACGAAGATCTTACACGGAATCCGCAACCACAGATTCACGGAATAAATATTTAAGGGTTTCAACAATGACACGAATCAGAATCGCTATAGTGGCGCTATTAGTGGCGCTATGCACGATGGGCCTAGCTACTGATATTGGTGGCGCAACGGTCTATCGATTAATCACTGCAAATACCAACAATTCAACCAGTATTAAGGCGGCAGCGGGCACCCTCTACTCGATTCAATCGTGCGGTGGAACGGGTACGAACTATTTCATTAAGCTTTACGACAAGGCGAGCGCGCCGACATGCGGAACCGATACGCCGATCATGGTGCTCAGTACCGGCAACTCTGGCGTGTGCAACTCTCCAAACCTTCCAGCAGCGGGGCTAAGATTTGGCTTAGGGTTAGGGATTTGCGTAGTTACAGGAGTTGCAGACAACGACAACACGAGCGCAGCGGCAAGCGGTGGCGTCATCACGATAGGTTATAAGTAAGTGACAGATTTTTACGAGCACCCATACTACCGGGAACGCTCACCATTCTTTCGCTTGTACCGCGATCTATATGAGGGTGTTCACGCAACGCTGATTTCTCCCACATATCTATTCCTGCACGAGTTAGAGGATGGGGATACGGAAGCAGCGAAGAAGCTAAGGCGAATCAGGGCACAGCGCACGCGCTACACGAATATGATGGAGCCGTTAGTCTCTCGCTATGTGTCGCTATTCTTCAAAGAAGAGCCAGAGCTTGATGATGCTACTAAATCGCTATTTGGCGACGGCATTACGGACGTTACCGGAACGGGCAAGAGCTTCAGCAATTTCATTAAAGAAGACATAGCGATCAACTCGATTCTGTACGGTAGGCCGATTGTGCTCACCGATACCTATGGCGATGAGTTTAAATCCCTTGCAGAGCAGCAAGCAGCGGGAGCGCGCCCATTCTTCGAGATTATTCACCCCCTCGATTTGAAAGATTGGGAGCTTGATAAGTACGGCGGGTTTAAGTTTGCGCGGTGGGAATATACGATAATTGACCCACGAACGGGCGCGAATGAGCCGCCTAAGCGCGGGGTGTATAGCCGAGTACTTGAGAAGGTGCCAGGTGGGTACACTTCTGCACGCTACAAGGCAAAGGAGAAACGGCAAACCGACAACCAGGGCATGGGAAGTGCTGACACTCAGCAACGATTAGGGCAAGAGCAGCGCGAATTTTGTTCTGACTACGAATGGGAAATAGTCGGCAGCCCGAAAGTGTTTCAAGGCGAGTCTTTGCCATTACGCTCGATTGAGTGTCAAGAATCATGGGTAAAGGACACGGCGCAGCAGATTCTAAAGCTCTATAACCTGGAGAGCACCCGAGATTCTTGCCACTACTACCAGGCGCACCGACACACCTTCATAATCGGCGATGTGCAGAAGGAAGCAAAAAAGGCGCTTGCAGAATACACGATCAACTTTCTCCCAGCTAACAGCAACGTAATAGCTATTGAACCAGTCAATACGGCATCGATTGACGAGAACATTAACCGCACTAAGGCGACGATTTACCAGATCGCTTTTAACCAGAACCGTACAGTATCAGCAGATTCCAAACAGGTAGAATCAGCAGACACACAGAACGAGGGGAAAGAGCAGTTAGTAACACTCATTAAGGCAGAGATTGAGGCGTTAGAAAATCTCACCAATAAGATCATTGAAGATTACGCAGTAGCAGCGGGCAAGACGCCGGGAAAGGTGACTTTCTGCAAGGACATCACGGTCGATGATGTACGCGAGCAGATAAACACCTACATGCAGTTACGGGGTGATATTGCGAGATACCCGACGTGGCAAAAACAATCACTCATTAAGATCGCTCAGGGGATGAACCTACCCGAAGAGGAAACAATCATTCAAGAGATTCAAGCGGCAGAGCCAGAGCCAACGCCAGAGGAGCGGGCAGCGCGCGAAGGCGATGCGCTAGGCGCGGTATTCGGTGGCTGATAGTTCAAGGCGGCGGCATCTTCAGGCTACGGATGCAGAGATCAAGTTATTCACTACGCAGTTAAATAAGGTTATCAGGCGCGGCGTCGGGCGCATATCCGAAGGGTTAAAAGGCGGGAAGGTTAAGTCTCAACAGGCGGCGGCGCTCTTGTCTACGCTCGACGATGAATTACGGGAAGCGGGGCTTGATAAGCAGCTACGGGGGGGCATTCGGAACATATACGCCAAAGATTTAGCGTTTATTCGTGACGAGTACGAGGCGCTAGGCGCTAAGGACATTCTCACGCGAGCAGATAGGGATCTGGTCGAAACGCTCGTCACCTTTAAGGTTGATGACATTGCGGCGCAAGTAGGCGGCAAGGTTGGCGAGCTAAAGGAAGACGTACTCTTTAAGGTATTGACCGGGGAAGACCCGGAGCCGCGCGGCACATGGGATGAACTAGGCGATAAGCTGGAGCGGAATGTCGAGACAGAACTAGGTACATCGGTGGCGGCATTTAACCGCACGGTGACGATCTCAAAAGGGAAAGAGCTAGGCTTTGAATTGTACGAGTATCTAGGCCCGGATGACGGCGTAACTAGGCCCTTCTGTCAGGGTGTGCTGAATGACAGAAACCCCGCGATCTACACGATCCAAGAAATAGAGGCGATGGACAACGGGCAGGACTTGCCAGTCATCACCTACGGCGGCGGTTACAACTGTAGGCACACGTGGCGACCAATCAGCAAGGAAGACGCGGAAGCGGAGGGTTATGTCGATTCAGGTGAAGAGTAACTTTAACCCGAAGCGCATGGCCGAGGAGCTAAAGGAACGCCAGGAGAAGGCACTGGCGCGAGCAATGGAAACCGCAGCGCGTGAGATTCAGAAACGAACGCAATCAGGGCAGGACGCGGCAGGATCTCCATTTAAAAAATACTCCGACGCATACAGAAAATTCAAGCAGAAGAAGGGCCGGACGGGAAACGTGGATCTGACATTCACGGGCGATATGTTGCGGGCAATGAGCACAACGGTTGAGCGGGTGGCGAGCGGGCTAATCGGAACAATCAAATTTAATTCAGCAGATGCCGCAACAAAGGCAAAGGCGAACATGAAGCGACGTAAATTCTTTGAGCTATCGAGAGAACAGATCGAGAAGATAACTAATGCAATAAGGAACGCGAAATAATGTCAGAAGAGAAAACCCCGGAAGCTAGAACGATCTCACTGGAGGATTACGAGAAACTTCAGGAGAAATATAGGCGGGCAGAGTCAGAGCGCGAAGACTTCAAGCGCAAGGCTGAAGCCTACGGCATGACGCCGGAGGAGGTGCGAAACCTTAAGCACTCACACGATGAGTTCAAGAAAGCTGACGCGCTAGGCGATCCAAAGAAGTTTGACGCAGAGGTTGAGCGCAGAGAAGCCGAGATCAGAAAGCAGGTACAGAAGGATCTTGATACCCTAAAATCCGAGAAGGACCGCGCATTTTCCCGCATTAAGGAGTTAGAGGTAACGGATCGCGTGTTCGGGGTAGCCGCATCGAAGTTCAACGAAGACACTCACGACGATGTGAAGGCGTATATTCGCAAGTATGGCGATCTCGATGAGTCGGGAAACATCATTTTCAAAGATGAGAACGGCAAGCCGCGCTATGCACCGGGCAGCACTACAAAGCTAATGGCACCCGAGGATTTTGTCGGATGGTTGGCGTCAACTAAACCCTCATGGGCAAAGCCAACCATTAAGGCCGGAGACAAGCAGGAAGGCACCAAAACAAGCGGCGCAAGCGGCACAAATACATTTACACCAGATATGTTCAGAGGGATGGACGGGGCGCAAGTGAACAAGGCACTCGAAGAGGGTGGCGAAGCAGCAGCACGGGCGTTCCTCTCAACTGTAAAACTTTAACGGAGTTTCAAACATGACAACTACACTGAAAGATCGAATGGAGTTTAACCCAGGATCGGCGGTCGGATTAACCGGCGTCGGATTCGCGGGCGCATCCATTATCAACTATCACACCCTTTCGAACATTGGGGCAGCATCACAAAATTATTCGGGATACTCGATTTCGCAACATAACCCACGGCGCACGCTGACTAACTCATCGAGCGCAACGCATGTGCTTGAGGTTGTAATGACATTGATCGACGATCTCGTAAGGCCACGATAATAAAATTTTAAAGACCCTCGAATTACCCGCCTATGTGCGGGTTTTTTCATTTTAGGAGTTTACTATGCCAGTTTCAAACATAACTGAGGTATCGAACGCGGTAACCATTGGTAACGCGCTATCGAAGATTGCCTCGCCCGCACTAGTTAAAAGCACCTGTATGCTTAACCTCATCTATGTTGAGGATTTGCCACAGGGAACCAATGTTAAAAAGTTCGTAAAGCAGGGATCGTTGACCGCTGCATCTTTGGCCGAGTCTACCGCATTAACGATTGACGCAAACGGAGAACTTACTGATTCGAGCGTAAGCGCAACAGCCGCAAAGGTTGCTGTCAGTTCCGGTCTCTCAATTGAGGGCGAAACCTTTACGGGGATGTCTCTCGCGCGACTTGGGGAAGCCGCAGGTAATGCGATTGCCCGTTTCGTGGATAACGACGCGATCGGAATGTTCGACGGTTTCTCCACCGTTGTAACCTCCTCGAACGTGCTCACTGTTGATGACCTGATGCTCGGGCAGTTCAACATCTATAATTCTGAATGCCCTAACAAAGAGGTAGCACTTCAGGCGGTATTGCATCCGAAGGCACTCTACAACATTAAGAAAGAATTGATTCAGTCGGGCGCATCCGCTTGGAATAACCCCGGCATGTTGTCAGTGCTTCAGGGCAGACCACAGCGTAATTGCTACGTCGGATCTATCCCTGGATTGTGCGATGTGTACAGCACCACGGGACAGGCAACGACCGGCGGCGATACCATCGACGGAATCTTTCATCCAATGTGGGCACTGGCTGGAATCTTCGCACCGGCACCCGTCACATGGGTAACCAAGGTCGGCGCAGGTGGTGGTTACACTGAAGTATTCACATACTTCCTGTATGACATCATCGAGTGGAACGATCTGGCAGGTGTTGAGCTGGATAACGACACATAATTTTTGTTCGTAATATTCTCCTTAAAACGCAGACAGTCCGGGGGGTGTGGTGGTTGTTCTCACCATGCCCCCCTTTTTTATAGGGCACCATGGGCATACTTCAACAAGCATTAGCAGAGGCAGTAGGGCAGGAAACAACCGCGAAGTTAGCGGCAGATAGGGAAGCGGAGCGGCTAAAGAAAGAGCCGTTTAAGACGATGGTGGAACCTACGCACGAAGACACTGTGAATGCTCTACGAGGATGGCAGGAGCCCAGAGGTGCTTATGTACTGTTTGAGCGTAAGAAATACTTAATCCAACAGGACACGAGTGTTCGCGTCGGTTGGGGAATCAAAACACTATGGTTAGAAGATAGGCCAGAACAAAGTGAGAAAATCAGATACTACCAGAGCAAAGGGTACAAGATCATCCATTACGCCAAGTTCCCGAGCCTCAATGATGAAAACCCTAAGAGGCGCGAGAAGGCGATCATGCACTCGCAAGGTACAGGCGTTAACCCTTGGGACGAGATTAAAAAACTATGTGAAAGAGAAATTCGAGGCGATTCGGAACTACGCGCGAAACTTGCTCAGGTTGAAACCGAGAAGCGAGCGTTAGAGGTAAAGTTTCAAGCGGAGATGGATAAGAAGAATGGCAAAAATACCACAACAAATTCTAAATAGTCCGCAGTTTAAGAAGCTGCAAAGCGATTTTCAGAAGGCTAAGGCAGAGTACCGCGAAAGCCTTACAGAGAAATACGAGAGCAATGCGGAGGTGCAGCGCGCCCGCACTATGTCCAGGGATGATATCGCAGCGAATGCGGTGGACATCATGACGAGCCGAATCAAGGAATACAATGACGCGAAAGAAGGCAAAGCGACCAGCGAAGAAAAAGCGCGGGAAAAGGCCCGAGACATTGCTCGCCGAAGTGGAGTATCTGATGCCTGATCTAGGGCTACTTTATAACAAAATCCGTGGAAAACGATGACCTATAACTTTGGGTATTCAATAACTCGTACCTTCATACCTTACGAGAACGGCGAGCCGATCAACTTGCCGTCACAAGTACCCTCTATTTATCTATTCTCTAATCAGCCGAGCCTAACCGATGCGCTTGCCGGTACTGGCGCTATCAGCGCATTCACCCGGAGCTATTGGACCGAGAACCTAACCACACCATACAAACGCACCTATACCTACCCACCGATTAACGATACCGCGAGCCGTAGTTCTGGCAGCGTAGGCTATTGGGAGGCGGTAAATTTTGTTCTTTCTGGCGGTGGCACTACTCACACGGTTCTAAGGCAATTCGATGTCGAACGCACCGAAACGACAGACTCCTACCCGACTGTTACCACAGATACATTAATTGAAGTTTACCCGGCGATTACTTCCTACCTTACGACCGGGCAATTAACGCAGTTTCTAGGCATTGCGCTCGATGACATTAAAATGCGGATACGCGCGCGCGGGCTCGTGTGGACTAACCTGTATCAACTGCAAGATCTTAAACTCTCGCTCGTCTATCGAACTATTTCACTGTGCGCCTTATCGCAGATCAAGGAATCGGGAGACCGTCACGAGATAAGGTACAACGAGTTTAACAAGCTATTTTCTGACTCTTTTACGGCTCTAACATTGGAGGTTGATACCAACAATGACGGAAAAGCAGACGAAGAGGTTGAGGCGTCACCGTCTTACGCAATTATTACCCGATGAGCACGACAGCGACGATAGCCGCCCTTTGGGAGGATGTGTTCAACAACGCGAGCATGACGGCGATCTCTCAGAACGCCTACCCGTACGAAGTAAAAGACGGTTCGGAATTCGAGATCTCGACGATGAGCGAGGATCAGACGATTGACTATTTTGAGTACCTAGTAACTCGGGAAGTTACTGCACGAGAAGTAGGCGGCGGCAGTAATGCGATCCTTAGATTTACAGTTGAGGTTAGGTACACAAAACAAGTTGATGACGATACAGCGGGCGATTCATACGCGGATGTGCGGGACGCATTCGACACTCTGTTGTCCGTTGTCGAGTCAGAGCTAGGCGTCACATGGGACGGCAATGTTGATTACTACACCCACCAGGACGGGCCCGCAGATATTCAAGCCGTTAGGGTAGCGGATACCAATTGCTACCGGGGCACATACAAGTTTTTCGGAACACAGGCCGCGAGCCTGTAACACACAAGCATTAAATTTTAGGAGTTAATCATGACAGCTAAAACAGGCGCGTCTACCCGTATTATATCGAAGCGCGGCACCACGTTCGGAACAGCCGTAGCAGGTGGGGCGGGAGACAAATTAGAAGTTGAATCTTTGGAGTGGGGCGAGAACGCAGAAGCCTTGCGCGATAATCCTATCGGTTCTGGTCTGGACATGGATAACGCGAGCACACGCGGCGCAACTGCCCCGAGCGTTACCATTACAAAGAAGGCCCGCTATAACGACGGAGGAACCGGAATCGAAACCCTTCTATGGGGTGGTGAGTCCGTTATGACCATGGGCGGCGGTCTCTACTCGCATTCAATCCTCTATAACGCAACCAGAAACCGCGCATTCCATACTTTAGCATGGGACGGAGCAGCGGGATCTACTATCGAAATGGCAAGCTGTACCCCGTTCAGGTTAACCGAGCGTGTGGACAATCCACCGAATTACCTCATGCAGACCATCGAGTTGCTAGGCAATACGGTTTCTTATGCATCCAGCACCAACACAGCATCGACCCTCAACAGCGCAACCGTAGCGGATACTACCCGGATCATCGTTAAGCCGTCTGACAAGTTCAGACTGAACCTCTATTCAGCCTCGGCGCTTGCCGATGGTGATGCGGTTAGCATTAAGAGCTTTGAGCGCGTGTTCGAATTCCCGGTAGAGTTCGCACGGGAGATCAAAAACTCGGCGGGGAACGGTCAACCAATCGCAACGGGTGACGCTCCATTAAGTTCCACCCTTACGATTACGATGAGAAACTTGGACGATGCACAGTTCCGTATGCTCATTAACTCTCAGAACGATACGCAGTACAAGGCAGATTTGACCGTATCGGATGCGACGACGGGAATGAGCAAGGTGTTCTACTGGCCATTGCTGCAACAGGTCGAGGATCCACAGTGGGATTTGACGGGACCAAACGACAACGAAGTAACTATTACATTTAAGTGCCTTGTCTCCACGACTAACCCGTCGGGAATGATTCACGGCTATCCTTACTCGATTATCAAAAACAACCGATCAACAGCTCACGAAACGTAATATTAGAAGGGACCAATGAAAATATCGGGCTCAATTATTGTTAGGCTAGAGGACGCAGACGGCGATGCAGAATTCACATTTAAGGCCCCAAAGCTGAATGAAATTCTACAGGCCGATTTAGACGCTAAGAAAATAGATAGCGAGATTGAGCGGGTAAAATTTCATTGGTCCCAAATCATGAAAAGCCTTGTGAAGGTTACGGGACTGGAACACGAAGACGGTACGGCGGTGCAGGTGTCAGAGGTGAAGGATCTGGCCCTTCCCACGAAAATCATGTTTGCGATTGTGGCCGCATATAATCAAGCGGTGGCACCAAAGGAAAAGGACAAAGAAAAGGATTTTACTCAAGGCTAATCAAGAGAACGAGAGATCGGCTCGTTGATTGGCCCTCATATACTTGCCAACACTGCTATAAACTTTTCTCGGATGACGGGCTAGTTCCCGCGTGCAGAGACGGCAGCGGGTGCCCGGTCGGGGAAGATCTAGCCAGCGATATCGAGCTAAACGAAAAGGTTGATGAATTCCTACGCGCTAAGGCGCTCACGCGCGCGTGCGGGGATCCATTACCACAGCGCAAGATGCTCCGAAGTTTAAAGCTCTTTGACGAGCCGAATGCTCACCTACAACTAGAGGTTATTTACGCAAGATGGACGGATTCACAACGGAAGCGAAAGGACTAGCGGAAGCGGCAAAACGCGGCGATACGAACGCGTTAATGGAGAGCTTCGCAGACCCTAGCATTATTCAATCGTATGTTTCTGATCTCGTCACCAACCGCGCATTAACTCAATTGGGTGTACTGCACGATCACCTTGCTAAGGGCATTCCAATCTCAAAAGAAGACATAGCCTTTCTAATCACATTCTGTTCTCAGCTTGCAGAGGATAACCGAGCGCAGAGAAAGCGCGTTATGGAGCTAATCGGGGCATTCCTTACTGAATCCATACGGAAGCAAGCGGTTAGCGGCAGCGGTCCAATATTCGATTTTAGGAGACAGGGCTAACAGTGGCAGACAATGACACCACTATAACAGTTCGGGTCGATGACCAGGGAGCAACATCATTCTTTGATACTCTCGGCAACAAGCTCGACGCAACTCGCACAGTCACCGACGAGGCGAGCAGTAGCATTAATCTATTCGGCAAGAATATTACCGATCTAAAATCAGCATTCAGTTTAGTCGCTAATGCGGCGCGCAATTTCATCGGCATCCTAGAAGAAGGCTCAAGGATTGACGACATTGAGGCAAGCTTCGATGGACTGGCACAGGCGGCGGGCGCATCGGGTGACGCGATACTCACAAAGCTAAATTCTGCATTAAGCAACACGATCCCGAATGTGGATCTAATGAAGAATGCAAACGAGCTACTTCTAGGCGGAATCGATCCGTCTAAGTTTGAGCTAATCGCCAAGGCCGCGAGACAGTTCGGCGAAGTGACCGGCGGCTCCGCCAAAGATGGGATGGAGGCACTCACCAACTCATTATTGAGGGGTAACGATAAGGCACTTAAAACGCTCGGAATCGTAGTCGATAATAAAAAGGCCCTTGATGATTTTGCGGCATCCATTGGAACGACAGCCGATCAACTCAACGAAGCGGGGAAGGTCGAGGCAATTCGAACGGCTAATCTGAAGGCCCTTGAAGAGCAGAGCAGCAAACTTGCAGAAGTTACAGACGACGCGGGCGATAGGGTTGCGCAGTTAACCACGGCCTATGAAAATGAATGGGGCCAGATACAGAAGAATATAGCTACAAACGAGTCCCTTCTAACCCTATTGGGCGATCTCATCAAAGCTACTTCAACATTCACTAACGTGGTGCTCGACTCAATTAAGGCGCTTCAGGGGCAAGATATCGAGTTTAATCGCGGGATCCAAGTGATTAAACAGGTAACGATTGAGTTACTGAAGGGGGCCAATGCTCAACAGGCGTATGCATTAGCTATTACAAAAACGATGCAAGCCGAGCAGGAGCATAACAACGTCCTGAACATTGCCAAAAAGGGATTACTTGGCATGGAGGCGGGACTTGAAGATGTCAAGCAGGAAACCAAGAAGACCGGCGAGGAAGTTGATAAGAATACCAAAAACTTCATCGAGCAAAATAACGCATTAAAGGAAGCAAAAAAGAAATCCGACGAGCTTGCAGACTCGCAGAAGGATCTAGCCCTGCAAATACAAAAACTATCGGGGACGGGCGGGCTATCAGAGCTTACAAAGCGGATCGGTGCAGTGGTCGAGCAGTTCGAGGCGGGGAATATCAGCGGTGAGGATTTAGCCAAGGCCCTCACTTCTATGCAATCCGAGATCGTTAAAACAACCGACGACGCGAAGATCTTTGCAGCGGCGCTCAGTGATGGACAAAAGGCGGGCGAGGCGTGGTTCAAGGAAGGCCAGGAAGATATAGAGCTGTACCAAAAGGCGCTGAAAGAGGCAGCCGAATCGGGCCGATCCGTTGTCGATGTTTTGGTCAATCCCGATAATATCGGAGGCGAGGACATTGGCGAATCAATCGGAGAGCAAATAGCCGCAGGGGTGTCGAATGGGATCATGACCATTCTAGATGGTGACATCAAAAGTGGATTCAAATCCATAGCGGGAGATCTTGGATCTCTTGGAGGGAGTAAGTTAGGGGAAGCTATAGGCGGGCCGATTGGATCGCAAATTGGGGCACAGCTTGGCCAGGTGATAGGCGAGAAGCTAGTAGACGGGATCGCGTCATTCTTTGGAAGCGATAGCGCGGCGACTAAGGCGAGGAAGGAGATCGATAAATTCTTCGCCGACGCATTCGACGCAAACAGATTGCTAGTCATCATCGACGGGCAGTTGCAAGCAATTAAGGATCTAGACTTGGGCGGCTCCGAGTTTGGCAACGCGGGCGCGGGATTCTTCGATGCGCTCAAAAACCTATCACCAGAAGCACAATCAGCCTTTAATGGAGTGGCGCTTGGTTTCTCAGGATTACTAGACCAGGGAACGGAGTTCGCCACTAACCTCGCAGCGGCATTGACCAACAACGTAGGCGGTTCGCTGAATAACCTTCAGTTACTCGTACAGGCATCGGGTAAGAGCTTCGAGGAATTGCGCGGAACTGTAGTCGAGGCATTCCTTGACGGGCAACTATCAGCACTAGAAGCACAGACAGCATTACAAGGCATTCAGAATTTAGCAGAGGACGGCATACCCGGCGCACTAGGCGCAGCGGGCGAGGCGTTTGAGAACCTGATAGCATCATCGGCGAAGGGTGGCCGCGCATCGACCGACGCACTGAGAGATATCGGAGCAGAGGCGAAAGAGTTAGGGCTTAAAACTATCCCGCAGTTGATCAGCTACCTAGTCAACACAGCGGGCAAGAGTTCCGAGTCGGTTCAGCAAGTCATGGCAGCACTTGCAACATACGGCATTGATTCAATAGACGAGATTTCAAAAGCAACCGACGAACAGTTAATTCCCGTACTCGCAAACCTACAAGCTAACGGGTTTAACTTCGCAGCCGCGACCGACAGCGTGAATGACCTAACCACGCAGCTTGAAAAGTTACCATCAAGCAAAGACGTACAGATCAACATCAAGGTGAACACAACGAAGGAAGGGCAAGAGGCACTTAAAAACGCGGTAGCGGTGCAGGGATCTTCGAGTGGGGGGCGTCAATTCTTTGGAAACGCTAACCAGTGACGAATCTATTATTTAGCACCTTTGATATCCCACAGGCGGCGATATCCGTGACAGCTACGGCACCAGCCGACGCCAACGGAACCATTGAAGATACTCAGCCATTCTGGAACACCATAGGCGGCGAAAGGTATTCTTTCGGATACCTTGAGGAAGGCGGCGGGAATACACCGATCTGCACGTTTGACTTAGGCAGCGATACCACTAAGTCAGTCAATCACCTAATCATTGCGCGTGCGGATCTCTTGAGCGCGTCGGCGGTGACACACTTCTATATTGACCGGAGCACTGACGGATCGAGCTGGACAAATGTAATTGATGTTTCGTCGTTCTCAACGCTTTATGGTCCAAACTCCCACGACTCATTAACCGAGGCGACAGCGAGTACAGCATACAGGTATTGGCGTTACCGCATTACGGGATCAGATGAAGACAACGGACTAGCCGTATTCTCTAAAGCCTCATTCGGTACGGCATTCGATATTGGCGTGGATGTGGATGATTATCTAGTTAAGCGCATAGCACCGACGCCCGGCGCATGGATATCTGACGCGGGGGTTGAGTACAAGAACAAAGTAGGTGAGCCGCAATATTTCTTTCGGTTCGTTTGGCGCGGCGTAACAGATGCGAAGGCGCAAGAGTTCTATAATGAGGTTGTACGGTGGAGCAGAACGCGGCCCGTGTTTCTATACACACCAGCAGCGGGCGGGCGGCATGAGTTACTAGACACTCAGCGCGTTATGCATGTGCGCGTAACTGAGTTTGAAAGGGCGATAGAGCACACCAACCGCAACACCATTAGTGCCGCATTCACGGAGGTGTTAGGGTGACCACTAACCTCCTCATTTACTACCCGGATATTCCAGCGAATAAGACCGGGACGGTATCGGCAACGGAGCACGCAAGCTATCCGCTATCCAATGCAGCAACAGGGCCGCGCACAGAAACCTACAGGTTGGCAGCGGAACAGAGTGACGATCTGTTTATTTCGTATGATTGCACAAGCGCCCGGACGGTGGATCACTTCGCCATTATCCGGGCCGATATGCTGGCGGCGCGTGGATGCAAACGAGTTGCATTAAGGGGATCGAGTTCTGCATACGATGCAGTGGCGGCGCTAGTGCCTAAGGCATGGTATGACGCGAGCCGAGGCGTAACGGTTGATAGTTCCAACCTAGTAAGCTCGTGGAACGACAACAGCACGAACAATAAAGACGCAACGCAGAGCACGACAGCGAACAAACCGCAGTTAACTAGAGCGGATAATCTAGAAAATCGATTTTCATACTCCGAGGAGATGGGGCAGACCAGCGCATGGGCACCGAATGCGACTAGTGTAAGCTCGAACGCAACGACAGCACCGGACGGAGAAACTACAGCCGATAAGATCGTTGAGAATAGCGCAACAGCACAACACTACTTCCAGCGGAACGAAAACCCCACAATATTGCAGGGCGAGACGGTAGTATTTTCAGTTTACGCTAAAGCAGCCGAGCGATCCTGGCTCATCTTTCAAAGAGGCGGCAGCGCATTCAGCGGAACTAAATATCAGTTCGTAAACCTATCGACAGGCGCAACCGGATCGTCAAGCGGGGGAATGTCGGTTACAGTAACGGATGCCGGATCGGGTTGGTACAGGATATCTTCGACCGAAACAGCGAGCGCGACAGGAGGGGCTAATCTACTGATAACCGTTTCTACCGGGAACGGCACGATCTCTTATGCGGGCGATGGGTCTAGTGGTATATACCTATGGGGCGCTCAGGTGCGAGGCAGCACGGCAGACTCAACCTATCTAGCCACTACATCACACGGAGATTTCGCCGGGATCAATGGTTGTAGGGCGCTATGGTTCGACGGCACAAACGACGAGCTAACACAGGGGGCGGCGCAATCATCGTTTTTCGGGACGCAGGGAAAAACTGCATTTGTTGTATTTCAGCCGCGTAGAATCGTAGGGAATCAGAATTTTTATGCGGGTGCGAATGGGTACACCTATTTTAGGGTTTCTACAGCGGCGATCCGGGCGTTTAACTTCGACGGTAGCAGCGATACAGCGACCAGTACGGTAAGCGCAACGATTGGGGGAACGTTCATAGGAACACTGATCCACGACACGAGTAATATATCCGTTAGCGTTAACGGCGAAACGGACGTAAACACGGCATCGGGCGCAACGTCAAACCTAGCTGATACGCAGTATATAGGAAGCTCAAACGGCGGCGGTTACTACGGCGGGTTAATTGCCGAGGTTATCATGTTCAACTCGGCGCTAAGTTCGGGCAATCGGGCGATTGTTTACGACTACCTAGCAGCAAAATACAGCCGCACCCCGTCCTACTCCACAGCAGCATTAGAGGATGAAACTCTGATAGGCCCGCGTGAGGAGGATCTGATCTCAAAGTTTACGACATCGAGCGCGTATCGTTATTGGTGGGTGCAGTTTGGAGTTGATGATCCATCGGATACTTCAGACTTTGGACACTCAAAGCACATGATAGGCAGTTCGTTAGATCTTGGCAGAGAGCCAATTTACCCGGCACTACAGATGGGCAGTGCTCAAATAACGAGAGCGCAGCGCGAGGGCAGAATCACTTTAAAGCTCCGATGGGAAGGTGTCACCAACGCCACGAAAAACACCCTAATTGAAGAGGTGACAAGCAAGGCAGACACAAACCCCATAGTCCTTCACGACCAAAACGATTACGCACTACACGGATTTAAGGCGCTAAACTGCACAGTGACTGACATCACCTTCACACCGCGCACGAGCGAATACGGGGATTTAGAGATGCAATTCGAGGAAGCAATATGACAACCTCGGATTTACAAGTAGCACACATAGTATCGCTCACGATGAAGTCAAAGAGCGATCCAACGAACACCAACGCATCGATTCAGTTCTACTTTACCAATGTCCCAATGCTTAAGAGCGGGGATTTCAGCGCGGGGATTTTCTACTATCCCATTCTAACCCGCATCGATGGGGTCGGAAGCGATAGCGGCGAGATTGTGCCGATTGCAAGGCAGGGAAGCTTCACGATTAAGGACGGCGCAAGTAGTTTGGGATTTGAGCGCAGGTTATCAGATCTATTCCAGCGTTACGCAGTCATTGGTGCAACGGTCGAGATATTCACAGCACTTGAGCCGCTAACCTCAACAACGCTCTTTGAAAGTGCTTCAAGCTCATGGACGACGCAAGTTAGGGACGTGCAGCGGCAGGGCGACGATCTCACGTTCTACATAGTCGAGCGTGGGCTATCCAATAAAGTACTAACAAAGATCGTTGATAGCACGACGCACCCGGACGCACCGGACGCGAGCCTAGGGAAGTATTTGCCGATTGTTTTCGGTGGGACTGAACAGGTTAAGCCGGTAATGGTTGATGGCACAGCGGGTGCCCCTGTGTGGGGATACGCTACAACGCTCTACGATGATTTCATGGTAAGCGGGGTTGATGCCGTCTTAGCAAAGAACCACACGGGCGCATATTCTGAGGTGGTTTCGGGCGGAAGTGTTCTGACTGTTTCATACCTAGGCGGGGCACTCGCAAATACCGGATGGGCGCTAACCAACGGGCCGGTTGCATGGAAAATAAACCCAAGCGACAGCACACAGAATTTCATCGTTCGCGGGATCAAGGTTGTCATGGTTGGCAACAACACAGCCGGAACCGTTCGGGGTCAATTAAAATTTCAACTAGTTCCCGCACTAGAGGCCGGGGGGCCTGATGAAAGCCGGGTACTAGCCACGGCAACGGTTGAAAAATCGGCATACTCTACCGAGTATCAAGCGGCGGGAGAGTTTACCATCTCCCCTTTGTCGCTTGATCGTCCTGTTCCATTAATGGGCGCTACGGTGCAGGATTATTTTGTAATTTGTTCATCCACCAACGATGACGCTAGTGCCGCATCTGTAAGTAATTTAGGGGTTAATGCGAGCGGTGGAAATGATGGATTTTGGACTAAGCGCACGAGCACAGACGGCACGTTCAGTGTTGACGGAACGAATCCAGATATAGACGTTGAAATTAGTTTCACGACCGTTTGCTTTACCGACGATCCCACTCCATCGGGCGACAACCTGAACGCACTAACCGGGCTAGGTACTGCAACGCTTGAAATGACTCAGCTAGCAGCCGCGAGCGGGCAGCCTACACCGGATCTGTCAAAGCTAGATTTAGTCTTTGAGGTTAACGGCCTACTGGACGACGCGGGCGGCAGCGTCTCGGGCTCGGGCTCGTCGATACTGCGAAACCCCCAGCACATTATCGAGTTATTAGATTACGAATGGAGCGGATCCGCATGGACGGCGGCGGGTAACTTTGACTTCTCAAAGTTCTCCACAACGCACACAGCCGCATTCGGGGGCTCGGGCGCGTACACCCGGAGGATATCGGGGTTTACGACGGGACGGGCAACAGTAGCGGAGCTGATGCAGCAGATTTGCAGATGCAGCGCGTCACGCATTGTTAGAACGAACACAGCCAGCACGCCACTAGCTCTATACGCATGGGGGACAACTGAAACGACTCAGGCGGTGATTAGCGATGAAGATTCGAGGGTAGTGGCGCTTAGGTATTTCGGGGTGGAGTCCTGCATAAACCGGGCGGTGATTCGTTCACAGCGGAAGATTGCAAACACCGATTTCTCCACAGCAATCGCGCAAGGCGTGGGCGAGATATTGCAGACGGTCTACACCTACGACCGCAACACGTCGGGCGCGTTTGAGTCGCTATTCGGACCGGGCACAGATACCTATGGGGTGCTGGAATTATCCGACAACGATTTCCCATTCCTCGATGGCAGTGCCTCTACCTACTCGGATGCGATGGGAAACTTCTATTTGCGAAGGTTCGCAGAGCCGCACGTGTACGTTGAAATTGAGGTTCCTTACTATAAGTATTCTGGAATCGATAACATGGAGGTTGTCGAGATATGCACGCCAGAATTGCCCGCGTATTTTGGCACGAGTGCCAACGCGAAGTTGCCCTTCTATGACGGCGACGAGGTGGACGTAATGTTAGGCGATTACATGAAGCGGTTTCAACGATACCGCGCACAAGTAGAGGGCCGCACGATTGAATTTAACATCGGCGGTTTTCCAATTCTAAAATTAAATTGTCGGTTGCTGTTAACAGACAGCGATCCAACATAAGGATTTAACAATGGCATTTGCTGATGGAATACGAAGCTCAATAGCTTCGATGGACGATATCGCCGATTTACTGGATTCAATTGTCACGTGGGCAACGTGGGCACCGACTTACAGCGCAAGTGGCTCGATGACGTTCGGCACGGTAACGACAACATACGCAAGATACATTACAGCGGGAAACCTTGTGATCTTCATGCTATCCGCAACGGGCACAACGGGAGGCAGCGCAAGCACGCAGGTTCGGGCGTCGTTGCCAGTAACAGCGGCAAATGCATCAGTGCCGATTTATTCAATTTATGTAGATGGTGGTTCTCCACTAACGGGGATCGGATACCTCGAAACCACGTCACTGATGGGCGTGAACAAGGCGGACAATACCAATTGGGGAACGGGCTCGGGCCGCATTATCCGATGTTGCGGCATTTACGAAAAAGCATAAATGGAGCGGACAGCGCGATTAAGTTTCGCGGCACCTGATGGGCAGGAGTCGCAGAGATATCGACGGGCGGTTATGAGTTTAAAAACAACGCTAAACTTGACTAGTTTATTCCTGTTTTGCGCGACAGGGTGCCTAGGGTTTTTCACATGGGTACTTCAGCAGACAGTGGAGTCTGTCCAAGCGGAATTTCGCGGACTCGCTGACTATCGAGAAGTTTCAAACACACGAATCACAAAGCTCGAAGCTACGACAGTGGCGCAGCAGTCGGAAGTACTCAGGCGACTCGAACGAATTGAGGTTAAACTTGATGGGCGAAATGGAAAATAAAACTAGCTTAACTCAGTTCGATTTCGGCAGAGAGTTTGCGCGGTCTACCCGCACGATGCTGATGCAAGATGAGGGGTTGAGATATTCGCCCTACAAAGACACTGAAAACAATTGGACCATTGGGGTAGGGCACTATATAGGCGAGCGCCTTGAGAATCTGAAATTGTCATGGGGCGCGATTGTCCAGCTACTTCAGGACGACATTGATAAGCATATCGACGAGCTTTACTTCGTATTTGGGCGCGAAGCTTACCAGAGCTTCGCAACGGGGCGGCAATTGGCGCTCTTAAATATGATGTTCAATCTCGGGCGCGATAGGTTCGCGAAGTTCGGCAAGTTGATCGCGGCGGTCAAGGCCAACGATTGGGAGACGGCGGCGCGTGAGGCGCTAGATTCTAAGTGGGCGCGACAGGTTGATCCGAAGTTACAAGTAGGGGCAGGGCGAGACGATAGGGTTGCGCAGATGTTGCTCACCGGAAAAATTCACCCACACTATGAGGTTTAAATGCTACCAGGATTAGATCTACTAGGACTCGCACATCCAAAATTCAAAGTTAAAGAAGTTTTAAAAGCATTCCCGCAGGGGTTCGCGCTCGGATGCTTTGACGATCCGAAGACATTCGGCGATGCGCTAAAGCGTATCAAGTTGTTTCTGGACTCGGGCAAAGTATCAGCATTACGCGTTCACGTGCATTGGGACGACGCGCACAGAATCGCTAACCTTAACGATCTTAAAAAGAGGTTGCCGAGGTATGAAAAACTACAACAGCAATATCCGAATATTCCCGTATACGTCTCGCATAGTTGCGAGTACAGAGAATCATCGGCCCGAGAAGTACAAAAACGTGTTGAGCTTGTGCGAGATCTTTGCCCTAGTTGCCGCGTGGTTCAGTCGGCGTGGCAATCGCCAACAATCACAGGGGTCGGAGTAATCGAGAAGCATGGACCCGGCGCGAAGTGTGGACCGGGACAGATTGCAAGCTATGACGGTGGAAAGAAGGGGGAGGGTATTAACGATATCGACTCTGAAAAATGGGTGAATAATAACGCCAACGCCGATATTTGCTTTCTCTGGACACCGCTATTCAACCTCACCGAATCCGAGAAGGTGCCGAGGCCGAAGCGCACAGCCTCGCCAACAGATAAATATATCAAAGCCGTTGCACGACTAGCAGCACCAAAGGGCAGCGCACCCGCGCACAACTTCGCAAAAGAGCCTAAGCCGCTAAAGAAGCCGATGTTATGGAAGTCGTTCGCGGAGGATACCCCCGGCGAATCAAAGCGGGATAACAAGCCGCTAGTGATTCTGAAGAAGAAAACAGCGCGGGTGGATATCGTTACGTGTCTCGGGCAAAAGATCGGGAGCCTTGCATACTACGGGACATATACGGGCGGGTTACACCGATACTACTCAGGCATTCCTGGCGGCGTCGGGCTGTACGCATACGAGATCGGGGAGAAGGCTAAAAAACTTTCAGGGTCAGAATGGATCTACTTTAAGCAGGGGGGCGAGATTTTTGGCCCGGTCTGTGCGCCATTCAGGGCCGGATATATGTACGTTGATATTTAACAGGAGACACCATGAAATTTTTACTAAAAGCAAAAGGATTGCTAAGGACACTTGCAAGCATTGCAGCTACAGCGGCGGGGGTTGCGCCAGTGATTCCCGTATTTGCTCCATACACCGACATTCTAGCCGAGATCGCGGCAGTATTAGGCGGGCTAGGACTCGCACGAGCTGGAGCAAGGGCGGCAGTAGAAAAGAAGTAAGCGACACGGGGAGCGCGTCTCCCCATTCATTTTTACCCTTCTAGCGGGGGGCAAGTGTCGAATAAATGGAAGTTTGAAAGGTTATACAGAAACTCCTTTAAAATCACAGTCCCTACTCAGGCAACGGCGGAGTTTGAATGGTGGTTTCTACTCACTAGCGATCAGCATTGGGACAATCCAAAGAGCGATCACGAACTGCAGCGAAAGCACCTAGAGCAAGCTAAGAAACGCGGCGCTGCGGTTATGTCATGCGGCGATTTGTTCTGTTTGATGCAAGGCAAATACGACAAGCGAGCGAGTAAATCGGCGGTAAGGCCGGAGCACCAGAACGATAATTATCTCGATTCCGTTATTAACACGGCAGTCGACTTCTTCAAGCCGTATGCAAAAAACTTCACCGTAATTGCTACGGGTAACCATGAGCAAGCCATAGCGGATCGGTACGAAACGAACATGATCGACAGGTTCGCGGGTGCGATTAACAACACGACCGGATCAAATATTTGCAACGGTGGTTTTTCGGGATTCATTCGATTTGTCTTTGAGCGTCTATTGAGCGGAGGGACAAAACCATCTAGCTCCTCTGTTCTTTTGCACTACGATCACGGCTACGGCGGCGGCGGGCCTATATCGGCTGACATGATCCAGAGTACTCGAAGAATGCTCTATATCCCTGAAGCCGATATTATAGCGCACGGGCACACTCATGATAAGTGGGTGCGAGAGTTCGCACGCAAGCGCGTGAGCAGTCGCGGCGCTATCTACCATGACGTTCAAACGCACATAAAACTACCAAGTTATAAAGACGACTATTCGGACGGATACGGAGGATGGGCGGCAGCTAAAAAAGGAATGCCGCCTAAGCCGCTAGGCGCATGGTGGTTGCGCTTTTACTGGAGCAAAGAACAGGAGCGCGTGATCTACGAAGTAATACCAACGCAAAACAATTTTTAAGGAATTAAAATGGCAAGCTACACCGGGACAATAGCATTCTATAATTCATGGCGTGAATACCTCGTCGAGGGCGTAAACTCTGGATCCGATTCGTTCGTAATGGGACTAGTCACCAGTTCCTACACCTTCAGCGCGGGACACTCTACCATTTCCGATATCACCAACGAGGTAAGCGGTAACGGGTACTCTCGGCAAACCTTGGCAAGCGTGACGAGTTCGCATTCGAGCGGCACATATACCTTTGACTTCGCCGATCCTGTTTTCACAGCATCGACCGGATCAATCGTTGCGCGGCGATGGTTCATTTTTGATGACACCGTAGCGGGCGATCCCTTAGTGTGTTCGGGGTTAATCGACAACGCCGACGCCGATGTAACTACGACAGACGGCAACACTTTGACGTTCAACATCAATGCATCAGGACTCTACACACTAACGTAAAATGACGATCCTCTACGTTACCGGGTGGGAAGATGGATCGAATATTGGTACTAATACCTCGTCGGTAACATCTCCAAAACTTTCAACATCATCGAGATCGCTCAGGGCTACGAATCCTTCAGTAGGGGCGGCAGCGTTTGAGACAATCAACGCGGTAGCTGCGACCGGATCGGCCAACACCGACTGGAATAAAGCAAACGTATATGCGCGTTTCTATTTCTATTGCGCCACGGCACCGGGATCGGGCTACGAGGAAATTTACTCAGTATACAACGGATCGGGCAGTTTAAAAATGTTTTGCTCGATTAATTCGAGCAGACAGCTAGGAGTTTATGATCGCTTTGGCCTACACGTGGCGACCGGCACCACGGCGTTATCGCTGAACACCTGGTACAGGATAGAGGTAAGGAGCGCAACAGGATCGAGCGCGGCGTATGAGGTAAGGATAAACGGGACGACGGAGTTGTCCGGCACATGCGATCAATCAACATCGAACAGCGCAAACGCTCTGCTAGGAAAGGGGGTAAACCGGAACAGCAACACGATTGATTATTATTTCGGCCCCACAAAACTTGATGATTCTGGATTTCCGGGCGCTGGTTTTATTTCGATACTGCTACCAACTGCAAACGGTAGTACGGCGCAATGGACCAGCGGCACGAATTCGAGTAACTACCTAGAGGTTGATGAAGTTCCGGCAGATAACGACACCACGTATATAAAATGCGGGACCGGGGGGAATCAAGTTCATTTAGTAACATTGACTGACGCGGCGGCGGCGGGGGTAGCTGGATCGATTGCGTCAATCAAGGCGGTAGCGAAGATCCGAGAAGATAGTAGCGTTACATCTTCAAGCGGATTGCGCGTTAGATCTGGATCTACAAATACGGATACGACCGGCGTTAACCGCACCACTACCTACACACATGCGCGGATGATCCTAGCGACGGATCCGAATACGGGCGCGGCTTGGACATCTTCTGCAATCGATGCGCTTGAGATCGGGGTGTTCGAGACGAATGCGGTTTCGTCTCGCTGCACCATGCTAAATGTTGAAGTCGATTGGACACCCGAAAACCACACATCAGCGATACCGCTCGGGAGTCTTACGCTAACGGGGAAAACGCCGGGTGCGACTAATACCGAGGTGGGGAGTGGGCACACATCGGCGATTCCTGTGGGGTCGTTGTCAATTTCCGGCCTAGTGCCAAGTGCGACCAAAACAGAGAGGCACTTTTCATCGGTACCCGGCGGCTCATTGACTCTCACAGGGAGAGCGCCGGGGGCCGCAACGACAGAAAAGCATATTGCGGCACTGCCGGGGGGTGTGCTGACGATAACGGGCAACGCACCGGGGGCAACGACAACAGAAAAGCATTTTGTCTCGATACCCAAGGGGGAGATATCGACGAGTGCGAAGACCCCGAGCGCGACAGTTACGGAGCGGAACTACTCGGCGATCCCGTTGGGTAGCCTAGTGCTAACGGCAAGGACCCCGGGCGCAACCGCGACCGATATTAATCCGCATACCGTTGCCCTACCTCTTGGGGCGCTTGTGCTAACTGGCCGGGTGCCAAGTGCTACGATCTCAGAACCGGCGGGCGGTACTATCGTTTTAGTGAATTCAAACAGAACAGAATTAAGGGTGAGTCATGGAGCTAATAGAAAAACAGTCACGCGAGAAGCAAGTGTTGACCATCGATTACAGCAGCGTGTTACCATCGGGCGTGACCGTATCGTCGGGAGTCGTCGAAGCCGTAGACGGTAGGGGCGCAGATGTAGCCGCTACGCTACTAACAAGCACGACAGCAACGACGACCAGCACGACAGCAAAGGCGGTGCTTCAAAACGGCACCAACGGCGAGCGGTACAAAATCACAATGTTGGCGACTCTTAGCGATGGGCAGGTGCTAGAGGACGATGTATTCTTACTGATTAAGGACGTGTAGCAAAAAAGATACAGAGCGCGGGCGGTTCGTCACTTCTTTTTATCCTTCTTTCGTTTCTTAATCTGCGACACCTTAATAGCCACGGGCCCGACTTGCTCAACTTTCACCCGAGACGCCGGGATTAGGTGGGTTACTTTCTTCATTTGCGCGAGAACGTAATAGACCAGGTTCCAGACGATTCGATATTCATGAAGTATGTACCTTTCTTGTTTATCGAGGTGCTACCAGAGATCGAGCCAATCTCATTAGCCAACAGGTCACCATAGGTGCCGTCCGAGTTGTAGAGGGTGACTATAAAATTCCTTTGCCCGCTATAGCTAAAATTAACCTGCGTAGGACCAGAGATATAGAAAACGCCGGTTGAATAATTGCCATTGCCGTTGATTGGACTTGGGGCACTGGCACCACTAGATCCACCGTCCGATCCCTGCTTCAAAAATCCGAATTTCTTAGCGGCGCGGGCGGTGGCGAAACACTTATAGTTACCCCGAGCCTTTGCATACTCAGCCGTTTCAGCACTGCCAATATAAGGCGGGCACTTCACTTCACCAGGCGCGGCATTCGCTACAACCGGCAATCCAACCAAGACCATCAAGACTATTTTTTTCAGCATAATTCCTCCTATAACCCCGTTAAATTCTCACAACGGGGGAGGTAGTCAAGAACTATTTGTCTCGATACTCTTTTTCTATCAGCTTCCCGAGGTCCGCCCACGATATACCGAGGCGGTTTTTAATCCGCACGAGTGTGTCCAACTGTATCCCGTTAGCTCTTTTCTCTAAATACACATACGAGCTGGTACGCATATCTAAAAACTCAGCCATGGCATTCTGGGATAACTTCTTGTTTTTCCTGAGTATTTCTAAGAATTCCATTCTCGGCATAGTAAACCTTATTTTTTTATCCCGCATTAACAAGAAACTGTTAACGAATTGTTGACGTCATACGATATACAGTATACAGTTAACAACATACTGATAGCAAGAAATTGCTAAGGAGAAATAAAAATGTGTGACGCAAACGACATCAACGGATGCATGGGCGCTAAGGTGATAGCGCTAAGAAACCGCAGAGATAAAATCGTCGGATGGTGTTGCAGCGAAGAGTGCTGCAATGAGCTGGCGGGGGAGTTGAGCGAGGGGACATGGTGCCCATTCCCGCAAGCTAAGAACGCGCTGACTCCCGAGCAAATTGCTGAAAACTTAACCTACATGCGGGAGGAATAGGCCATGTGCGAACAGTGCAACGAATTGAAGCAACGGATAGTGGAGCTTGAGCGCGTAGTTATAGCGCTCACGAGCAACGCGGAGGCTAACGAGCTGCAGAAGCTATGCACCGAGCTACTTGAGCGGATGGAGTTTGAGGACCACAAGCACGACGGCTGTGACGTTGAATTTGAGAGGGACGAACTATGAGCAGAAAAGAATGGGCATATCCGGCGCTGGAGCGCATACGGAAAGGGTTTGAAGAGTTGGCAAGGGAGGCTGAGAAAGTCGGTAGCAAAGCCGACGCAGAGGCCGCAATGAGCGAGCTGGAAGACGTTCTCGAGTTTTGGGACGCGACCATATGCGAAGAGTGCGGGGAGGTGACGTATCGCAATCACAGCTTGGCTGATGACGTTTGCGGGTGCTGTTACCAGTGCGCCGACAAGCTCACGAGAGAAGCGCGGCAGTACGACGCGGCGCGGGATGAAGCTTTAAAGAGGAGAGTGTAAAATGGAACTAGAGACTCAGACATTACAATGGGCAGAGCGCAGCGCGGATATTGCAAAGCTGGCGGCGGCGCTGTCAAAGATGCAGGCGCGGGTGGATGCAGTCAAGAAGGATAGTGCAAACCCGTTTTTCAAGTCGAAATATGCTGATTTGGCTTCGGTTTGGGCGGCAATACGCGAGCATCTGACGGCCAATGAGCTAAGCGTTGTTCAGGAGCCGTCAACGCACGACGGGAAAGTAACCCTGACTACCACGCTTTTGCATTCCTCGGGTGAGTATATCCGGTCATCTTTAACGCTGCCGGTGGTCAAGCAAGATCCCCAGGGCTACGGCTCGGCTATAACGTATGCGCGGCGGTATGCCCTGCAATCGGTAACGGGCATTGCGCCGGAGGATGACGATGGGATCGCAGCGGCACAGGGTAACGGCGAGCAAAAGAGACAACCAGCGGCGCAACCAAAGAAAATCCCGAGCGTTTATGACCTGTCAAGGCTACCAGCGGAGAAGAGGGAAGAGGCGATCAAGATACTCAGGAAGCTCGGGGCAGTCACAGAGGATGAGTTAATGATGCGGTGGGAGTCACCCGTACCAGTTGCCAAGTTAGTGAACTATCAAATTGAGGGGGCCTAATGACACAAGAAACAATCGAGAAAATGTTACCGATCTGCACCTACACCAACGCGCTAAATGCTCACCTTGAGGCGAATGGCGGCGAGATCGACGAGGTGGCCGAGCAGTTGATGCAGAAGATTGAGGAAGGGGAGGGCGCACTGGTATCTCTTGCCAACTACTACCGGCGATTGCAGGGCGAGCGGGAGGCGCTAGTCGCTAAGTACTCGCCACTGATCCAAGAATTAGAGGCCGACATACGCGCCGAAGAGATGAAAGCGGAATGGGTAAAGCGCCGAATCGCATCACTCTTGCCCGAGGGCGAGCAGGTGGCGAATGGGCAAGTAAACGTCTACTACTCCGAATCCTCAGCGGTCGAGATCGTGGATGCAGAGAAGCTGCCGATAGAGTGCGTGCATGTTGAAACGGTGCCCGACAAAAAGACCATAAAGGCAAAGCTACAGGCAGGGGAGGAGGTGCCGGGTGCGGTGCTGAAAATAAATTATAATTTGCAGATAAAGCACGCGGGGCCGCGAGCAGCGAAGAACGCGGCAAGCAGAGCTAGGGCAAAAGCAAAGAAGAATGTTGATTTAGAGAACACACTAGGGGAGGGATTATGAAGGTTGATAGTCGAAAAGTTGCTAAGGCTATGGTTAGCAAATTCATTGCACAAGCTGATGAGCTACTGAAAAAGCCAAAGCTGACAGCAGGGGATTTGCGCGATCTGCGACGACTCCGAGAGCTTGCGGGGTTGGTGAAAACTTTAGGTGTTTAACGTTTAGGTTGGAGAAAGGTTATGAGAAACGAAGAAGGTTTTGTCACTACGGTGGCAGGGGTGATGATGGGCGTTACGATTCTGGCGCTGGCGCTTGCCTTGAGCGGGTGCGGGAAGATTTGCGTTTCGCTCGATAGAACCGACGTGCTCACGGAAACGCGGACAATGATTGATTCGAAGCCGTGGTATATGCAACTGCTTAGTTCGGATAAGGAGGGAAAATGATCGAGGTAATAAAATCAGGACTGTTTTCAATCCCCGGAATCGCTGTAACGGTAATTCACAACTTGATCATTTTGGGCTTTCTGTCTTCGCTGATTCTAATCAGCGCCATGACTCAAAGCGTGAAAAAAAGTGACGTGAAGCCGTGGCCGCTGTCAGAGTTGGGACTGGATAAATAGCTGCACAGGGCATCCTTGCGAGGGTGCCCGATGGAGCTATGAGTCGTTAGCCAAGTGGTTAGGCGGTGGGTTGCAAACCCATAAACGCAGGTTCGAATCCTGCACGACTCTTTCCAATCGCATTGAACGCCATTCGTGGCGCTGAGTGGGATCGGGCATTGGATACACGGGGGGTGCGCGCAGGGAAGATTGGTTCTTCACGGGAGATTGCTGAAATAGCGCAATACCTACGCCCCTTGTGTCGAGTGTTCGATCCCATTACTGCCCTTTCGGGGGCATTTTTTGTCCCTAATATGGTTCAAATTTTTGAGCGAAGAATTTTACCGGAAACTATTCAAAAAATTCACCGATGAATTCAGAGATGCCCTAATCAAGATTGAAAGTTGTTGCAGTTGTGCCAGATTATCCCTACCCAATGCCGTTAAAAAATTCCGACATCGCGGAGCTGATCCGTGCGTTCTCACAACTCCGCGACTGCGCCATGATTGGCGCGTCTCTTTTGGGCGCGGCGGTGATCGCTCTTGAGGAGTTGGAAGGGCAGCGACAAAGCCTTGCCAGAGGCGTAAAACCGGGGAATTGGGAAGCGGTTATGATGGAGGTGCGGAAGATTGACAAGCGCCTAGCCGAGCACCTTGCACGCGCCGATGTACAAAAGTTTGACAGCAAAAAATTGAAACTGTTCATGCAAAACGATCAGGATCTGATGTTCCTACAGTTCGGCAAACAATCGCTCCTGAAGGCGCTACGCAAGCTCTACGGGCCTAACTTCAAACTCACGTTTGACAAAAAAGTTTAGTTCAACACACTTTTACTACTAGCTAGAAACCATAATCGGGAGTAAATTACTCCCATGGTTCGGCACCTGATCAAAATCATTGCAGTACAAAAATCATTGAAATTAGAGGCGCTTTTCTAGGGCTGTTTTTACTTCCCTAGAATTCTAGTTCCTCCGATTCAACGATTTTCGATGATTTGATTTAGGTGAGTTGAACTTAATCGCTAGATACGAAAAAGGCTCCACGAGGGAGCCAAGATCGGATCAGCCTTTGAGACACTACCTCAATGACTTCACAATTCGAACGTTATCAAATCGATGACGCGACCGAAAGCCCCTATCCTCCTCATGTAAAACTTTGGCGCGAGGTGTGCCGCATTGCATGGTGCGACTACCTCGGGTTAGAGCGGTGCGCCTACGAAGAGTCAGAACAGAAGCTAAAGCGAGAGGCGGGGCGGTTCCTTCGTTCCTCTGCATACTCAGAGCTGGCCGAGATCATCGATTATCCACCGTTCAAAGAGGAGCTTTTCGGGTGAGTGAGCGGGCACAATTAAAGCACGTTCTACTAGACGTCAATTTCTTCTCAAAGGCCAAGGTTATCGAGCTTGGCGAAGAGTTTGGCGAGTATGGGGAGCTTGCCCAATTATTCCTAATTAAAGTGCTAGCACTCATGAGCAGTGCCACTGACGGCAAGGTTAGCAGGGTGGCGGCGCGTGGATGTCGGGGAAGTATTCCAAAAGACATAGCCGAAAAGGTGATCGAGTTCTGCATTCATAGGCAGATCTTCGAGGATCTGAATAACGGGGAAATTACAAACTCTCGCGTTAGAGACGATCAGGAGTCTCTATTTAAAGAGCAAGAAAGATGGAGGAAGGCAAAGAGTAAAGAGAAGGATCCTACCGTGATTCCCGCGGGAATCCCCGAGGAAGGGGCGAGATTGTCTGAAGATCTGAAAACTGAAGATCTGAAAACTGAAGATCATAAAAACAATTGTCAGCGGGTTTTGCAGCTTCCAAAGTCTTTGGATCGGCCAGACGTTCGGGAGGCGATTTCAAGTTGGGCTAGTTATCGGCTGAAACATCACAAGGTTATCCTCGATGAAATGGCGCTATCAGCCATTAACAGCACCTACATCGAGCGCCCGGATGATCTAATTCGCGACATAAACAAAGCCGTTGAAAGCGCTGGAGAGTGGCGCAATTTGCGCGATACGTCTGGATTCTCGAAGGGCCGAGACTCTCCCCGCGATTTTAACGCTGAGTTGGTAGCTGAAAAGAAAAAGAAAAACCGAGAGTGGGCCGAGAAGCGCGACCGCGAAGAGGCAGAGGGGAGAATAAAAAATGCTTAGGCAAGAACTAAATCAGATCTTTGATTACCTCGTTGAGCTACACCCGAGATTCCACGATTCCGAGGCCGTGAAAGATCTTTGGTACGAGGCCCTCGGACGCAGGTATCACAAAGGGCAAGTAATAAAAGCAATCCGGCAATTCACGAAGGTTAGCGAAAAGGTTCCATCACTCGCAGGTATTCAGGGAGCCTTAGACCAAGTTTACGGCGCAAAGTTTGGAGTCTCGCCAGAGGCGCTTGACCGATCAAGGAAAAGCTATCGCCGGATAGATGCCTGTATGGATGCGCTAGGCGCGGGATTTGTAAACCGCGAATTAGGGATCCTTGTCGGCGAAGATTCCAGGCTGAACATCGCTGCATTGGTGGCGCGTACCGATTGGATTCCAGCTTATAGGGCGAAGCTAGATGAGATGTGGCAGTGCGTGGTGAATTATCACCCGCACGCACTTAAGGGAATTGAAGTTTCAAGGTGGGAGTAGATGGCGCGTGAAAGGTGTTGGAATTGTGGCCGGGATAAGTGGGTCCATTTGACCGTGAAGAATATGAATCAACCATTACCGGGCGACAAGGTTAAAAAGCGGTGCTTGCATTGCCTGTACCTCTCATGCCTTGAGCGGAGAGAGTTTAAATACCAGAAGGATCGAGGATGAGCGAGATCAAGCCGATGACAGTCGATGAATTATTGGAGTTGAAGGTTGAACCCGAGTCGCACGTTATCGGCGACCTGCTAGTGCTTCACGGTCCCTATGAATACGAGATCGATAAGAAAGAGGTGTCGACGCACGCTGGCATTGTTTCTGTTATTCACCGACTCACCGGCAAGACTTGGGTAACGGTCGATATGATTCGGGACGTAATTGAATTTTCTGGTTTTCGAAAATATCTATGATTCATCAACACGCAATCGAGAGAATTCGGGAGGCAATCCGCGACATGGAGGCAGACATTCACCGTGGTCCGCGTGCAAGGTGTGTGGATCGGCAAATGAGCGAATACGAATCGGCGGATATTTACAAGACCCGGGCCGACTCGTTCATGCGTACAAAACTCGCATTCCTGAGTTATGCACGAGCGATCTTGAGGCAAGAGGGAATACCGGAACGAGCAGATGAGGTTCAGTAATGAAGATTAAACCTAATGAGCTAACGATAACCATCATTTCGTACTGCATCGTTTTAGGCTTCGCGGTGTTGGCAGCGGCTTTAATTATTTGGATAGGTCCGAAATGACGCAAGCAAAACTCTTCGATATATGCCGGGCGAATCACGGCGGGAACGAAGCGAGCGAAGCGGCGCACGAGGATAATATACCGAATGCGGAAGCACAGCGGCGCACGATTCTTGCCTTGATTCAGGCAGCGGGGGCGCAGGGATTGACGTGCGATGAGATAGAAGTGTCAACGGGGTTACCGCATCAATCCGCATCGGCCAGGTGTTCGGAGCTGAAGAAAGCGGGAAAGGTGCGGGAGAGGGGATGGAGGCAGACGCGGCGGGGAAGCAAAGCGGGGGTTTTGGTAGGTGTTTCGGGTGCGGTTAAACAATGGTGGCACAATGACTGAAGCAGAAATAAGACACACGTTCGCGGCGCGTCTCAGTGCCGCAATGGAAGCAAACGGGTTTTGCGCGCGTGACGTGGTGCAGAGATCACGCACGCGCATCGGTTTTTCAAATATCAATTCTTGGAAAGCGGGGAAGTGTTTACCAAAATCGCACCGACTCGCAGAGTTGGCGGCGCTCTTGGAGGTATCGGTCGGGTGGTTGTTAGGAGCAGAAGAGAGTGACGAAGTTAGACAAGGATAGATCGGCAGGATTTGGGCCGTTTAAATTTCCCGAATGGGACTCAGTACAGGCGGGAGCAGGAGAACATGACGATGACAACGAACGAAAAGCTAGAGGCCTACCTACGAAGCACTCTAGGAGCGTCGGCAATGATGCTTTGTTCAGAGCTTGGAAACATGAAAACGAAGGACGATTTTATCCGCGTGATCCGTTCGCTAGAGGGTATGAAGAGTTGCGCATGTTGGTTGCTCGACCTGTCATTTGGTTCTTCCAAAAAGTCATCGGACTCTGGAGAAGCGGAAGGGTGAGGTTGTGCATGTTGGACGAAAGAGGGGAGTGCATCTGTAAAAGAGATTTAGATAAATATGGGAACAAGCCATGAAAACACAAAGCCACAACGGCAACGGCCAACACGTAGAGTTACCACAACAGCGGCGCGATCTTGGACGCGAGAACAAAGCCCCGCTTAACATACACTTTAAGCCCGAGGGGATCATACTGGCACGTGGGGAAGATTGTTTCTTTGTACCTAACGAGGAGCTATTGCAACTTGATCGCATGTTGACGCTGCGGGCAAGGAGTAAGGGGCGGGATTTTGAATTGTGAAGAAAAAACGCTAACGGGACTTATCAGGCAAATTTTAGGAGGATTGAAAGAGTCGAATGATGAAGAATAGGGTTACTTCAGCGTGTGAAAAAATCACCCTACTCGATCGTTTCTTCGACTCTTTGAATCCGTCTGAAAGGAATCGGTGATGAAGAGTAGGGTTACTTCAATTGGGATGACGGAAGCGAGTCGCAAGACAGCGCACGAAAATTTCCCTATTCGCCAAATTCCCGGTTCCTTTGAGTCGGATGACGAAAGTTAGGGTTACTTCGAATGTAAATCGAGAGGTCGCAGGTTCGAGTCCTGTCGGGGGGTAACCCCCGTAGCTCAGCTGGTAGAGCGCTAAATTTCCCTAGCTGTTTATTTCTCCGACTCTTTTTTGGAGGGCTATGAAGACGAATGTTGCTCGAAAGATACACACTCACGAGGGAGGAATTGCAAAGCAAGTTAATCCCGAGCAGCAGCTTAGGCGCTCGGTTATGTCCTGCCTTCTTTGGGAGAAGGAGTTTTACGAGTCGGGCGAGGATATAGCGAAGCGTATTTCTTTTCTGGTTGGGCAGGTATCTCCCGATGTTGTTTCTGAGATTGCGGTCGAAGCTCGAAGTAAAATGAAGCTCAGGCATTGCCCTCTTTGGATAGCAGTTTCGATGCTGGAGCACCCAGCCCACAAGACGCATGTTGCAAAATTACTGCCGAGAATAATTCAACGAGCTGACGAGCTATCCGAGTTTCTTGCCCTTTATTGGAAGGGGGGCAGCAGGAAGCAAAACGGCAAGCTAAAAATGGCGCATCAAGTGCGCAAGGGACTTGCTAAGGCATTCTGTAACTTTAGTGAATATGAGTTGGTAAAATACAACAGAGACGGGGCAGTGAAGTTGCGAGACGTTCTCTTTCTATCTCACGCCAAGCCTAAAGATGAAGATCAGGCAGCACTATGGAAGCGCTTAATCAATGGCGAGTTAGCAACACCCGATACTTGGGAAGTGGCGCTATCTAGCGGTGGAGATAAACAAGCGCATTGGCTTAGGCTACTGGCCGAGAAGAAGCTAGGTGCGATGGCGTTACTTAGGAATCTACGCAACATGCAGGAGGCGGCTGTTCCCGTTGCCGATATTCGCAAAGCGTTGTCAAACATCAAGACCGAGCGAGTGCTCCCCTTCCGCTTCATTGCCGCAGCTAGACATGCGCCAAGCTTAGAGCCCGAGCTTGAGGCGGCAATGTTTAAGTGCGTGGTTGAGCAATCCAGAATAGACGGAGAAACGATTCTCCTTGTCGACGTATCGGGCAGCATGGACTACCAGCTGAGCGGAAAGTCTGATCTGACTAGGTTGGACGCTGCATGTGGGCTCGGGATGCTTCTGCGAGAAGTTTGCGAGAACGTGAGAATCTTCACTTTCTCAAATAATCTGGTCGAGGTTCCACCACGGCGAGGCTTTGCACTGCGAGATGCGATAGTTGGATCACAACCACACGGAGGCACGCAGTTGGGGGGCGCGTTGCGCTTACTAGGTACAAGTACTCGCGATCGAATCATCGTCATCACCGACGAACAGTCTTCGGACTCAGTCCCAGATCCGATCGGTACTGGCTGGATGATAAATGTAGCCTCTGCACGTAACGGAGTAGGATATGGAGCATGGAGACATATCGACGGATGGAGTGAGGCGGTCGTCGACTATATGCGAGTTAGCGAAGAAAAAACGATGAGTTGAATTGTCGGGCAAAAATTTAGGGGGAGATATGAGCGCAAGAAAAGATGGAAAAAAGGCTAGGCGCGGGAGTCGTAGGGAGCTAACCCCAAGATCTAAAGT